TGTCAATCACTATGAATGAACGATCACGCGAGTGGACGACACTTGTTAAACGTCTTTCGAAATTTTCAATTAAAGAAGATTTTGAAGTTGGATCAGGAGACTATAAAGGTTTCGATGGATCTGAAATGCCTGTTGTTCACAATAAAATTAATTTAATGATTAAATCATTTCTTGGTGATGCAATCACACCTGAAAGATCTTCTATTATGGATATTTTATTCTTAGAAGTTACTCACTCAAGACACATTATTAATGATACAGTGTATGAGTGGCATGGTTCCTTACCATCAGGTCACCCTCTAACAATTATTATCAATTGTATGTATAATCACTTAGCTTTTCGCTACTGCTGGAATTTAGTTCCTGAATGCAAGCGAAGAGATTTTAATAATCACGTTGTACTAGAAGTAACAGGTGATGACAATATTTATACTGTTCATAATGATGTTAAACATCTATTTAATGAGTTAACCATACCTGTTCTCATGAAGAGGTTTGGTCTAACAATGACTCTTGATACCAAAGGAGGAGCTGAAAAATCTTGGCGTAATCTTTCAGAAGTCACGTATTTGAAACGTGGATTCAGAAAATCCCACTATGGTGTAGGTTATGCTGCCCCACTTGATTTTGATTCAATGTCTAACACTATTATGTGGACTAGAAAGAAATTAAGCACCAGTATATCTATAGAAAGAGTTGAAGGCTATGTTCAAGAGCTTGCCCAATATCCTCCAGAATTCTTTAATCAGAAACGCGAGGATTTGATTAAGTCAATTAGGGAATATGCACCAGAATTAAATTCTGCTAATATACGACAGAGTCAATGGCAAATATTTGCATCATTGTACACTGATATCCCAGAATTGTAAATAGAATCCTTTCAACCCCCTCCCGTATAATCAGGGAGATTAATAATATGATTATCGTAATTTATGACGTTCATAAATAATCAACCATGTACCTTTCCTTTTCGATCCTTGTTATTTTATACAATATCTACATGCGCAAGCAGAAAGAATAACACTGCGTAAGGAATTAAAAGCCTGGGCTATTTAGTCTTACTTCCAGGATGGGCTGTGTCTGACCACATTATCCAGGAAAATGTAGTACGAATTTTTGATCTAGGTTAATCAATTATTCTAAATTACCAACCTCCCACCAATACTACAAATATGGGTTCTACCGAGCTACCTTTAAATGCCGGTACAGCACCTGACATCAGTACTGAGGCCCCACCTGGGCCTGAAATGATGTCCTCCACTGCATTCATCTCTGATGCTGATGTTGTTGTTTCTGAAATGCCAAAGCCAAAATCTTTGAGCGAACAGTATCTTCAACATAATCATTCAGTGACTGATGCAAATATCTTAACATATCTAGGTAAACCTATCCGCTTAGCTGCTGGATTATTGGATTCTGCTGATACAGCTACAACCTTCCCAGGTTATGCTGTGCCACACAATATTCTCAATAGACCATTATTTTTATCGAAATTGAAGGGTTTCTTTGGCTTTAGAGCAACAACTGTGTTAACAGTTCACATTAATGCCACTCGCTTTCAACAAGGTAGATATATGCTAACTTGGGTTCCTTTAGGTGGGACTACGAGTGATCTAGGATCACCTGGTCAACAATGGGTTGATATGCACTCAGCAACACTAACTCAAAGAACAACTTTGCCTCGTGTCGAGTTCGATCTTAATTGTGATACCAGTGCTGAGCTGAGAATTCCCTTTGCATCTACTCAAGATTACTTTCCTTTATCTGCCTTAAATGGCACTTTATTAGAAGGTTCCTGGGGACATGCACGTATTTTTCCTTACTCACCTTTAAATGCAGTTGCAGGATCAACTTCCTGTGCTTATACTTTATGGGCTCATTTTGAAGATATCGAATTGATTGGTCCTTCAGTACCTCAAGGTGCTGTGTTCCAGTCTGCTGTATCTTCATCTCGTAAGAAGAAGAAGAATCTCTCTCAAGCTGAAGCCAAATCTCAAGATGTGGGGCCTGTCGAAAGCATGGCTCTCAAAATCGGAAAAGCAGCTCAATTTTTGACACCTATTCCTGTTATTGGAGCTTTTGCTTCTCAGGTACCCTGGGTAACTGATATAGTTGCTAATGTTGCTTCCGTTTTCGGATGGAGTAGACCTATTAATTTACACCATGTTATGCGTAACCACATCGCAAATATGCCATATTCTACTAATATTAACGCTGTTGATAATAGTTTTCCACTTTCCCTTGATGTTAAAAATCAAGTTGGTGTTATGCCAGGATTTAGTGGAACCGACACTGATGAGATGGATATAACTTATCTTGCTCAAATTCCTTTCTGGAATTATACAGCAGAATGGACTACTCTCCAAATTGAAGACACACCACTCATCGAACCTTTAGTAGCACCGTTTGATAATATAAAAACTCAAACTTATGGAGTATTAACAGCCAATCATTACGGAC